GGTTAGAAGGAAGCTTGAGACAGGCGATACGGTGAAGGAGATTGTGCCTATATTTTATGTTGATTTGATAATGGAAATACTGCCTCCGCAAGGTTCGCAGATTCAGATAGACGATATACGTACATTGATTATTGACTTGAACCAGAGAGTCGGATTTAAGTTCAGGAAAATAACCTTCGATTCGTGGCAGAGTATATCTACCATTCAGTTGCTTCAGAGGAGGTTTGGTGAGGAAGTCGTTGGTGTGTTGACTACGCCTAAGAGGATTGGAGCTGAGTGGTGGAGCTTGCGGGAAACTTTGTGTGGTGGCCGGCTTTTTTGCTATGAGTACCCGCCTTTGCTGCGTCAGCTGATTTTAATGGAGCATGATTTAACTACGGGCATAATTGACCATCCCGTAGGTGGGCATGATGATGTGGCTATTTCATTGGCGAGCGCTGTTTTTTCTGCTATGAAGGAGTTTGATATTTCGATAGCGGACCAGCCACAGAAAGGTATTATAGAGACGAGTCAGACTGCTGAAGAGAAGTTATATAAGGAGACGTTGAAATGGCTGACATCAGATAAGAATGATAAAGTTAAAGAAGAAGAAGAGAAGGAAGACGAGTTTGACGAGTCTTATTGGGATTTGGATAAGGCCTCTCCGAGTGAGGCGAGTGAAGAGCTTAAGAGGATTTTTGAGTCTGACAAGTAGGAGGTGTCAGATGATAATGATAGAGAAATCAGAGAACGGTTACTACGTGATTTTTACTGATGATTCTAACGGTATGGTGTTTGTTACTGATTCTATGGATACGGTATTGAAGAAGGTTGATGAGTATTTAAATTCTGAACAGAAAATTAAAAAGGTTTTGGTTGAGGAACAAATGAATGGCGACAATCAAAGCAAGAATTCATAGGAATTCATCAGAGGAGATGAAGAGATTGGGTGAAAGATGTTTAAAGTTACGTGAGCAAGGAGTTTCTTTGTCTAACATTGCTCATAGGTTTGGGGTATCTTATTTTACTATTTGTAGATGGATTGATAAAGTCAATATCGGTAAGAAAGGTAGGTAAGGGATGTCAAGAAAGCATTTAATGCGTGATGTGTTTTCTGCTGCTTATGAAAGGACGCTATGGGTATATAAGAATGAAAACTTTAGGCCTATAGTGGCTTTTTCTGGAGGGAAGGATTCTGGAATCGTTCTTGAGTTGGCGATTATGGCAGCAAGAGAAACGGGCAGGCTTCCGATTGATGTTAGCTTTTGTGATGAGGAGGCCTTGTTTCCTGGAACTGAGGAGTATCTATTGAGGACGGCATCAAGGGATGAGGTTAGGTTTCATTGGCACTTGTTGACTTATCCGCAGGTGAATATCTTTAATCGTCAAGAGCCATTTTGGTGGTTGTTTGACGATAGGTTGAGTCCAGATAAGTGGGTTCGTAAGTTTCCGAAGTGGGCTAAATGGGTGCCTGAGGTTGAGATTGCTAATGTTGTTAACTATTATAATTTTCCTGTCGAGAAGGGTCAGAAATTGGCTACTTTGCTTGGCATTAGGTGTGCTGAGTCACGGGGAAGAATGATGGGTATGTATTCATCAAAGTCGTTTCATACAGGTGGTAAAGGTGTTAAAAATGTGTGGCCGATTTACGATTGGAAAGCGAATGATGTGTGGAAGGCCGTTAAGGAGTTTGGGTGGGATTACAATCATGTGTATGATGATTGGACAAGGATGAAGGTGAAGGCTAATGAGCAAAAGGTGGCTCCACCTACGATGGTTGTAGCAAGCCTAAAGATGTTGCGTCCGGCTGCTATTTTATGGCCTCGTTGGTTTGATAAATTATGTGAAAGATGTCCTGGAGTAAGAGAAGGAGTGAAGTATGGTAGCGCATTTTTGAATCCGCATAAAAGAGAAGATGAAACCTGGGAACAGGCATATCATAGGTTGATACTCGGGCCTACAGCACCTGAATGGATTCGTGAGAGAGGACAGAAGTTTAAGGAGATTGTTTTAAAACGGCATTATAAGCATTCTGCTTCTCCTTTGCCTCAGATATATGGGTGTCCTGCGTGTCAGCCTAATTTTTCAAGCTGGTTTAAGATGACTGTCGCTATGTATTTAGGGGACCCGTTTTGCTATAAGCAGAGGGTTTTACCACTTGTTGAGCCAGAATATTTCAGGCCTGGTTTTGGAACGTGGAAAGATGGAATCAGTTTTGATAGGATGCCTAAGTGGGTTAAAGACCTTGATACTTATGATGAGACTATAGCGAATATGAATATTAGACTTGCTGATGGAAATAAGAAAAAGAGAAGGAAGGAGGCAATATGATTACTTTTAGTAAGTTTTTTCTTACCAAGGGAGTTGGGGTACATGAAGAAGAGTTGATAAGTTTTGAGATAGCTTTGAGGCAGGCCAAGATATCTCCATACAATATTGTTTGCGTTTCGAGCATAGTTCCACCTAACTGCGAGCTTATACAATGTAGCCAGGAGAATATTGATAAATACTTAAAGCACGGGCAGATACTATTTTCTGTCTTGAGTAGATGTTCTACAAATGAGCATGATAGGTTGATTTCAGCTTCGGTTGGGGTGGCTCAGCCAAAGCAGAAAGAGCATTATGGGTATCTGTCTGAGTATCGTGCTTTTGGTATTGATGAACGTTCGGCTGGGTTGTATGCTGAAGATTTGGCTGCTTATATGTTAGGCACTACTCTCGGAATGAACCTTGGTAATAGGATGTCTGTCGAACCAATTTGGGACCCGATTACTGATTCCTTTTGTTTTGTTGGGGACTTGATTGTTAAGCCGCATAACATTACTCAAACAGCAAAAGGGCAAAAAGGTTTATGGACGACCGTTATAGCTGCGGCTTGCTTTGTAGATTAAATTTAGGAGGTTAAGATGAATGATAATCATTTAAAGTCGGTAAATACGTCTCCAGAAGATACCGAACAGAGAATCAGGGAAAAGAGGCAGCGTAAAGTAAATGCTGCTGTGGAAAAGAAGAATAAGGTTTTAGAGCGATTAAAAGTTGAGAAAGTAGATATAGGATTCTTGAAGCCAAATGCTTATAATCCTAACAGGCAGACTGAAGATGACTTTGAGTTGCTGTGCCGTTCAATTGAGGAAGATGGTTTTACTCAACCAGTGCTTGCGTTAAGGGATGGAGTGATAATTGATGGTGAGCACAGGTGGAGGGCTGCTCAAAAACTTGGGTTTACTGAGATACCGGTTGTTTTTGTTGACATGACTCCAGAGCAGATGAGGATAGCAACTCTAAGGCATAACAGAGCAAGAGGAACTGAAGATGTTGAGTTAACTTCTTCTTTGTTAAGAGATTTGGAAAAGCTCGGTGCTTTAGAGTATGCTAAAGATGAACTTATGTTAGATGATGACGATATTAACTTTTTGCTTAAAGATGTGTCAGCTCCGGAGCAGTTAGCAAGCGAATCTTTCTCTAATGCCTGGATACCATGTGAAGGAGTTTTTGATGAAAAAGGAAATCTTGAACAAGAACATATCGGGGCTTTGTCTGAGGGTAAGTCTAAGGAGGGTGTACCTTTAGTTAGGTCTTACACCAAGGAGGCTGCTAAAGCTGTTGTTGAGTTGGACAGGAAAATTGATGCTGCTAACTCTATAGAAGAGGTTGATAATGTTCGTAGGTCATATAACATATTTCATTTCGCTATCACACTTTCAGGTAGGGAAGCCAAGATTGTTTCAAAGGTATTAGGTAACGACGCATCTGAAAACCTTCTTAGGCTTTGTAAAAAGCGGTATGAAAAGATGCGTTTGGAAGGAGATAAAAATGAGTGATAATGAGAAGTTACAAAAGAGTATTCAGAAGCCAAAGGAAGAGGTTGCTGCTAAGGCATCAAAGTTAAAGGAATTAAAGGTTGATTGGGAACCAAGAGACTCGTTGAAACCTAATTGGTACAATCCTAATCGTCAGAATGATTATGAGTTTGAATTGCTATGTAAAAGTATGGAAGAGGACGGGTTTACTCAGCCAATAATAGCTTTGAGAAATGATAGGGTGATAGTTGATGGAGAGCATCGGTGGAGAGCGGCAGAGGTTCTTGGATATACTGAGGTTCCGGTGGTTTTTGTTGATATGTCACCTGAACAGATGATGATTTCCACTTTAAGGCACAATAGGGCAAGAGGAACGGAGAATGCTGAGTTATCCTTGAAGGTTATGAAGGAGTTAGTGGATTTAGGTGCGTATGATTGGGCTA